TATCAGCCTCGGTTCACACTTGGCCCAATTGGCGGCTATCCGTGACGAGGCAATGGTGCAATCCCAGTTGAAAGTGGCGTTATCCGCTGAAAGGGCGCGCGGCGAAGTGGTCGGTCTGTACAACAAGTTCCAGCATGGTGAGAACGACAAGACCCCCGTTGCGGTGCAGATTAATTTCGTGAGCCCGCATGACAAATCCATTTAAGCTGACCCCTGTTCAAGAAGGAGCAATGGCGGCGATCTCTGGCCCCGCGACCCATGCCATGCTTTTCGGTGGTTCGCGTTCGGGTAAGACGTTTCTATTGGTTCGCGCAGTGGTCTTGAGGGCGTTGAAGGCCGCAAAGTCCCGCCACGCGATTTTGCGGTTTCGGTTCAACCATATCAAGGCTTCGATCATTTTTGACACGTTCCCGAAAGTAATGGAACTGTGCTTCCCTGGGGTGACGTATACCCTAAGCAAGACAGATTGGTACGCAATATTCCCGAACGGGTCGGAACTGTGGTTCGGCGGATTGGACGACAAAGAACGGACTGAGAAAATCCTGGGACAAGAATACGCTACGATTTATTTTAACGAGTGTTCGCAAATCCCGCAAAACTCTCGCGACATTGCGATGACCCGTTTGGCGCAGTTGGCCGAGACGACGCCCGGCAATTATCTCACTCCCCGTGCGTTCATGGATATGAACCCCACCAACAAGATGCACTGGGCATACAAGCTGTTCATCCAGGGCATCGATCCGGAAACCAAGAAGCAACTGAAAGACCGCGAGAACTACGTGAGCTTCCGCCTGAACCCGGAAGACAATCTGGAGAACCTCAGTGCTGGCTATCTTGATACTCTCAAGGCTCTGGGACCTCGCCTCCGGAAGCGTTTTTTGCTTGGCGAGTTCGCTGACGCTACTCCTAACGCTCTTTTCACTGACGAAAATATCGAACTGTGGCGGGTCATCGATGAAGCTCTGCCGGATATGGTACGAGTCGTGGTTGCCGTCGATCCCTCAGGTGCCGATGACGTCAACAATGCTGACAACGACGCAATCGGAATTGCGGTTGTTGGCCTTGGAACCGATGGGAACGCATACGTCCTTGAGGATCTCACCATCAAAGCTGGCCCCGCAACCTGGGCTCGTGTTGTCGCTGACGCCTACGACCGCCACGAAGCCGATGCAGTGGTTGCCGAAACCAATTATGGTGGGGCGATGGTTAAACACACCATACGGACGGCCAATTCCAGACTTACTTACCGGCCCGTGTCGGCGTCGAGAGGAAAGATTCCGCGCGCCGAACCCATTTCTGCCCTATATGAACAGGGCAAAGTGCGACACGTGGTGTATCTTCGGGACCTCGAAGACGAATTGACGAGCTTCACGACGTCTGGATATACCGGCGAGAATAGTCCGAACCGTGCCGATGCGGTTATCTGGGCACTCGCGTTCCTATTCCCGGGCATCATCAAGCCCCGGAAAGAGAAGAAGGAAGCCGCTCTGCCCGCTCGGAACTATGTTGGACCGGGTACAAGGCACTCCTGGTTGGGGTCATAATATGGCGGACAACCTCATCACCGGCACGATAGGGCCGACGCCCATCAAGAACCCGGGTTTGCATATTTTGGGCAACGCCATGGCGAAGTTCAAAGGATTCGCGAACAAGATGACCATTCCCCAAGCCATTCCCTTGGTAGGCGGACAGGGCGTCGGAGATTTCATGTTGGGTCAAGCACCCGAAGAAATCCAGAATTGGGGTCTGGGTGATTACCCGATGATCGTTCCGCCCATGTCGAATATTCCGCAATTCAAGACGGGGCGTGCAGCGCCTACTCTTGATGCTCTCGCGGCGATGTTGTTGGGTGGCGGAAACGCGGCGGGGGGTGGAATAAGTCAAGCGGGGACATTGCCATTCAAAGTAAAACACTTGAAGAAGGGTTTGATCGATGATTGGGTGGAGAACGGTGTATTTAACCCAACTGACCCTATCGTAGGATCGTATCCTAATGCCAAGCCACACACTCCTGAGATAATTCACAATCTCCTGGCAAAATCGGACAAGCAGAAATCTAACACTACGTTGTGGAGGCTCGCGCATGACCAGGATGAAATCAATACTCTTCGGAATCTGCCGAAGGGAGGTCTTTATACCCCTGGTCGACCCATGTCCTCATCGTATTATTCGGGGGCGATGAAGGATGTCGCAGACACATTCGCGGATACGGACCAATTGGTCACAAGAATTAAGGCTCCTGCGGGGTCAAAAATTGGTGGTGACTTGGGTGGCGGTAATGCCGATTTCTATAATGAATTTCTGATTCGTCCTGATGCGACATTCATTAGAGAGAACTCGCCTGGAGGAGTTGGAGTCAAACTTCGTGCTCTCACTGAATCCGAAGCGAATCTCATTCGGCGCAAATCGAAGTTAGCGGCGAGCAAGCCGGCGCCTGCCACCCTTGAAGATCTCGCCAAGAAAATCCAGAGGTAACAGATGGCTGAACAACGACTCCCCGGCAGTGATCCCGTACTTGCGATCATGCGGAAGCGCATGGAGATGGGTACGACGGCGTATTCGGAATCTCGCGACTACCAATTGGACGACCTCCGATTCCTCGCGGGCAACTCCGACAACTCTTACCAGTGGCCACAAGACGTTTTGGCGACCCGGGGAAGCGTTCAGGGTCAGACGATCAACGCTCGGCCCTGCCTGACGATCAACAAACTGCCTCAGCACGTTAAGTCGGTCACAAACGACCAGCGGCAGAACCGTCCAGCAGGCAAAGTGATTCCCGTCGACGACGTGTCAGACGTCAAGGTCGCCGAAGTGTTTAGCGGAATCGTCCGGCATATCGAATACATATCCGACGCCGACGTTGCGTACGACACGGCGTGCGACAACCAAGTCACGTTCGGCGAAGGGTATATCCGGATACTCACCGAATATTGCTCGCCGGATTCGTTCGACCAGGAACTGAAGATCGGACGCGTTCGAAACTCGTTCTCAGTTCTGATGGATCCGTTGATCCAAGATCCATGTGGCGCCGACGCGAATTGGTGTTTCGTCTACAGCGACATGCTGAAAGACGAGTACATGCGTGAGTTCCCGAACGCCGCGCCGATATCCTCGTTGCAGTCGTTTGCCCTGTCTGACCAATCGATCAAGTCTTGGATCACCGAACAAACCGTTCGGGTCGCCGAGTACTTCTACGTTGTCTACCAGAAGCGGACGTTGAACCTCTGGCCGAACGGCAACGCCACGTTTCAGGGTACCCCGGAGAATGACGCCCTCAAGGCGATGTTCGGGGCGCCGAAAAAGACGCGGCAATCGGACCAGAAAGTGGTCAAGTGGATCAAGACCAACGGGTACGAGCGACTTGAAGAGGAAGATTGGCTCGGAGACTTCATCCCCGTTGTTCGGGTGATCGGCAACGAGTACGAAATTGACGGGAAGCTTCACATTTCCGGTCTTGTTCGCAACGCGAAAGACGCGCAGCGGATGTACAACTACTGGACAAGCCAAGAAGCCGAAATGCTGGCGCTGGCCCCCAAGGCACCGTTTGTGGGGTACGGCGGGCAATTCGAAGGATTCGAGCACCAGTGGAAGACAGCCAACGTCAACAACTGGCCCTATCTGGAGGTCAACGCCGACGTCACGGACGGCCAAGGGAACCCGCTACCCCTTCCGGCGCGTTCCCAGCCGCCGATGGCACAAACGGGCCTTATCCAGGCCAAGATGGGCGCTGCCGATGACATCAAGAGCACGGTCGGGCAATACGACTCCAGCATCGGCGCGACTTCCAACGAACGCTCGGGCAAGGCTATTCTGGCTCGTGAGAAGCAGTCTGATACCGGGTCTTACCACTACGTCGACAATCTGGCTCGGGCGGTTCGTTACGTGGCCCGCCAGCTGGTGAACCTGATCCCAAAGGTTTACGACACTGCGCGCGTCCTGCGAATCATCGGTGAAGATGGTGAAACGGAGATGGTGCGGACAAACCCGGAGCAGGAAGAACCGATCCGCGAAATCAAGAACGAGGCGGGCGTCACCGTTCAGAAGATCTACAACCTCAACGTCGGTAAGTATGACGTCATGGTCACCACCGGCCCGAATTACATGACCAAGCGCCAGGAAGCGCTGGAAGGCATGGCGCAAATCCTGCAGGGCAACAAGGAACTGTGGCAGGTGGCGGGCGACCTCTTCGTGAAGCACATGGATTGGCCCGGGGCTCAGGAACTGGCCAAGCGGCTCCAGAAGATGGTTGATCCGAAGCTCTTGGAAGACAGTGACGATTCGCCGGCTCTCCAGGCCGCGAAGATGCAGATCGAGGCGATGGCCAAGGAACTGGATCAAGTTCACGAGATGCTTCAGCGCGTTGAAAGCTCGATGGAAGCCCGTGATATCCAGACGAAGGAATTCAAAGCCCTGGTTGACGCATATAAGGCCGAAACCGATCGCATCGTGGGGCTCCAAGAGCAGATGTCTCCGGAGCAGATCCAGGACATGATCTTGGGCACCATCCATGGGATGTTGACTTCCGGTGATTTGGCCATGGAAGCTCCCAGCAACGACGATGATTCGATGAATGGGGCAATGCCCCCGGGCGAACAGCCCATGCCCCCGGGCGAACAGCCCATGCCCCCTGTTTAATTAGGAGATTTAATATGCCCACCATTCCTGCCAACGCGACATTCAGATTTCCGATCCAAGTCGACCAACTGTTGACCCTCACAGGTCCCACAGTCACTTGTCGAGCCGTGCTTTCTACCCAGAAGGGGGGAGATGTTGTTGTTGACTTCAACAGACAATCTCTCAAATCTACTCCGGTGTTTGGTCTGGGGGTAACGGGGATTGTAACAATCACGAACGGTACCAATCCGTTGACGTACGATTTGCCGGCGTCGGTTTTCCCATTAGCCGGTCAAATTTCCGGTATGTCCAAAATCTCTGCCGGCTACCGGAATGCCATCAACAACGGTACGGCAATGAACCGTGCCGTGTGGTCCACGGAATCCTCGACTTGGGGCGGCACTCCGATAGCAGGTTCTATCGGATTCACCACCACCGGCGTATCTGTCAACCCTGTAACGACGCACAGATTATACGCTTCCAACGGAGGTTGGGCCGGCGGCGGAACGTTGAACAACACGCTCAATGTCCTGCGCCCACTGACAATGGAGGGTGGCTGGGTCCGCACCGGCACAGGTACTTCGTTTCAAGCGCAGGCATATATCTCTGGCGCCAACATCATGTCTTCGTTCACTCAACGTTATCGATTCTACACGAACGACCCAGAGCCGGTGTTTTATGTCCTAGGAAACAGCAGTTCTTACCCGATCCGTGTGGACGGCCGAGAACTTACTAACCCGCTCGTCAGTCCTGCCGGTGGCGGGCTACATACAGTCTCGCTAAACCTCAAGGGGCTGGCAAACGACATATGGCCGGCAATGCCGGGGTGGCATTTGATCGAATTCATGCAAAACGGACAGGATACGGTTTTTGCCGGCGTAGGCGTTCGGCTGGACTATTCCATCGTTCCGACAGCCCCGCGTCCTGTAGTTGCCATTTTCACAGACAGCGTTGGCAACACGTCATCCGGCGCATCTCCTGCCGCTGCTCGAGCGCACTACCCGTCAATCATGGCGGACATGTTCGATGTGGATATGCGCCCGTTGTCCGCGGGTGGAACCGGATACATAAACGCAGGAACGTTCGAGACATTTATCAATCGAATCCCCCTGGCAGAAATACAGTTTCGAGCAGCAGGGGTCACCCCGGACCTAGTTATCTTTGCTGGCGGCACCAACGACTCTAGTAATTCAAGTGCTGCTATATCCACAGCAGTGTCTAGAACCATTGATGCAGCGCAGGTCCAGTGGCCAAATACAAAGATCGCTGTTCTCGGCAGTTGGTCTGCAAGTGGGGCTGCTCCGCAAGCCGCCAGCTTATCCGCGGAACTTGCGATTGCTTCGGCTGTCAGCGCTTATTCTGGTGTGGCGTTCGTACCACTTCAGAGTGACCTTCCCAGCCCGTGGGCCACAGGCACCGGTACTGTTGAAACTCCAGGATCTCCGCCAAACGGCACGGCCAGCCGGTGGTTCTCCAACGCTGGTGGGTCTCATCCTGTTGGTGTCGGTCATCGCGACTATGGCGCCATGTTGTCGCACCGCATCGCGGTGGCGCTGGGCCTGTAAGTAACCCCCAAGCAACGCCGACTGGAAGAGCCAGATTTTCGTTCACTTAAAGGAGATTCAACATGTTACTTAACTTGAAGACCATCACGAGCTGCCTTGGCTACCAACAGATCACTTCGTTGGCTGCTTCAACTGCTTTGACCGTTCCCCAGGTCGATTCGAACGGGCTCAGTTGCAAACCAGTGATGGCGCGGATCATCGCGACTGCGCAAGCTGTCCGTTGGCGCGATGATGGCGTCGCACCAGCCGCATCTGTTGGTATGCCCTTGGCTGTCGGGACGATGTTGGACTATGATGGTGATCTCACCCGGATTCGCTTCATCGAACAGGTCGGCGGTGCGGTGCTGAACATCAGCTACTACAGGTGAAGCAATAAACCGAAATATACCACTAGGGGATTGACTTCGGTCATCCCTGGTGGTATGATCCCGGCCACGTACCGATGCGCCTCATCGGGGATTCTTAGAGAATCAAATGCCCGGTCCTGAAGAGATTGTCGAATCAGCGGCGCCAGCCGTGCCAGCGCAAGAGGGAACGGCTCCTCCTGCGCCTGAAGTTGTCGAACTGCCGGAACCAACCGATCCCCCTGCGCCCAAGGTCTTCACCCAAGATGAAGTGGACGCGATCGTTGGTAAGCGACTCGCGAAAGAACAACGGAAATGGGAGCGCGCACAACCTGCCGCACCGATTCCCGAGCCGGTTCCCCAAGAGATCAAGCTTGAAGATTTCGCCACCCCTGAGACATATGCCGAAGCCCTGGCGGAGAAGAAGGCTTTTGAGATCCTGGCCAATCGCGAAACGCAGCAACAAACTGTGGCTTTGGCTGAAGCCTACGAGGAACGTGAAGAGAAGGCGATCGAGAAGTACGACGACTTTCAACAAGTCGCCTACAACCCGCGCCTTACGATCACCGAACCGATGGCCCAAGCTATTCGTGCTTCCGAAGTCGGCCCCGATATCCTGTACCAATTGGGATCGGATCCGAAAGAAGCAGTGCGAATTGCCAAGCTTCCCGTGTTTCTCCAGATCAAGGAGATCGGGAAGTTGGAAGGCAAGTTCGTCACCACGCCGCCCACCCCCAAGAAAACCACTGCCGCCCCCGCTCCGATTCGCCCCATCAACGCAGCAGCGGCCCGGCCCGCTGGTGGCCCATCTTACGACACGACCGATCCTCGGTCCGTTGCTGCGATGTCTACCAGTGAATGGATCGAAGCTGAAAGACAGCGGCAAATTCGGAAGCTCCAGGGGCAGCGGACCCATTGATTCGACCTCTGAGGAAACCAAAT